CCGCCACCGCCGCCAGAGCCGCCCCCGTAATGCAGCAGAGACCCAGATCCGGGTTGCCAGCGCCCGCCGGCCAGGAAGGTGAACGGATTGGAAAGAATCTTGAAGCCGCTTTCGGTCGCGCTGGGCGCGGTAATTGGTCCTGCAGGGCCGCCAGCATTGGGAGTGCCCGCGCCGCCTGCACCACCCAAGCCGCCAAAAGAAAACCCGGCTGTTTGATTTCCGCCAGCACCGCCAACAGCACTAACGCCAGCCGTACCACCGATTGCGCCGCTACCGTTTTGTAAGAATGAGGATGAGTTATTCTTGACATTGCCGCGCGTGAACGTGACGGCGTCGTTGCCATCGTTCTCGATTAACCCGTTGTGCAGCAACTCGCCCGACGTGAAAATGCGAAAGCCGTTCGGGCGCACCGTCACCCCAGAATCGACTTGCATGCTCGTGGCGTATACGTCGGCCGTCAAGGTGTATATGTTGCCCACCTTCGTCGCGAAAGCAGCGAACGTGTTTGTGCCGTCCATCACGACCGAGCCATCAACGCCGTCGGCGAATATGCTAGGCACGCCCAGTGACGGCACCGCTATTGGCTCCCACGCGCCGCTTGCTTTAAGGTATTTGAGCGCCGCCGCATCACCAGCGGCCGGGGCTGGAGCTAGTCCTTTGATCCCACCTGACCCCGAATCACCTACGAGATTGTTGAGCAACGCTGTGGCTTGCGTCGCGGTCAAGTCCTCGGGATCACCCGCGCCCGTCGTCGTGCGGCCCTTGAACGTTGCAGTGGATACATTGGCGAGTTTGGCATTGGTCACCGCGTCGTTGGCAACCGTAGTCGCTAGCGCTCCGGCAACAGATGTAACGTCGCCGGTAAGCGCCGGGAATCGAGCGGCAGCCAATACGCCCGTCGCATGAGAGCTAGACAGATCGACCGCGATAGCCGCAGCATCTTCAACGCCAGCAGTAACGTGCCGGAAGCCCGTCCCGGTTGGCGCAGATCCGCCGCCAGCAGGCTTCGACCAATTCCCACACGCATCCAAATAATAGCCAAGGGCGCAACTACCCGGAGGGGGCGCGGGAACGGTGCCTGGCGTACCTACCTGGGGACTACCAACTCCCCCTGTGAACGGCGGTATAGCTTCACCGATAGCTGTGTAATATGCGTCGCAGGCCAATCCGGTATTTGTGAATGCTTGAGACGATGACGAAGCCAATGTGGCGCCGAAGGTCACCGCCTTATAATTGAATGGACTGCCTCGTTCGGATTCCGGGGCATCGACATTCACCAAGGGAAATAAGACGAACCTATCGTCATTAGCGTGACCTGCCGGCGTCGTTCCATTGCGACCGCGAATAAATCCGGTGAGGATGTAAGTTTTCGGATCAACTAAAACGGCGTCGCGGAATTGCAATATCTCCCATGACAATCGAGCCGGAGAACCTTGTAAACCATTACTGATGGCGCATAGGTTTGCACCATTCGCGAAGGCTAATGCAGTCGCGCTGGACAGTTCGGCGTCGGAGTCCGTTAGCGCCACGCAAATGCTTACTTCTTCGACCGTTGACCCACCAGCATAGTCGGGCAAAACGCCGCTAATAGTAGGAGATCCAGAAGTGCTAGTAGTCCTACCAATCACTGACGCCGTACTGCTTGTTACTATTGGAGTAGCGCCGTAGCTGCTACCGCCGTCGAGCGATTTATAAAGAGCGAACCCTGACCACACTCCGTCTGCCACTGGGCCTGCCGCAGCATAGAACCCGCAGGGACTATAACCAGGGGCAACGTATGGGATATCAAGCAGGATCAATTCGGTTGCCACGACTACGCGTGGCGGGTCTTGCGGGACGAAGCCTCCAGGTGGAGCCCCTGTTTGAGTCTGCGTATAAATGCTCGGAAGATGCAGAACGCCTTCCCACTGAATCACGCCGCGTGGCGTCTCAGTGCGGCTGGTGATCCTTATTACTCGATTGCGAACGGTAACGACATCGCAAGGTTCATACATTGCGTATTTGCGCGTGGTAGCCCACAGGAACGCCTCTCGTTCCAGCCATTCTGCAGCCTGCAACATCTCGCACTTCTGCAATGCCTCGTCGGCGGTAAAGCCGATCGACAGATCGAGGGTTACGTCCTGCTCGCTCAAAGTCGTGATTCGCGGCGAACTCTGCGCGCCGGTACCATAATCAGCATCAACGTCGATGTACTTGAGGGTTACGGTGCGCGGAAGCCCCTGCTCCCGCTTGCGCACGGTAAGTAGCGGGGTCTCGGCGTCCTCGCCGTACTCACGCGCACAAAGATCATCGTCGGGGATGGTGACCAATGATCCGGTCGCTCCGCGCTTGCGAAACACGACCGTATCATCGGACTCGACCGCGTCGAAGGCAAAGCCCTTGCGCAAAACATCCAACGCATTACGGGCTGGCCCTTGGTTCGCGAGATGGAACCAGCGGACTCCATCGACCAATTCGGTCACATCGTAGGCGCTACCTATGGTGGTCAACCCCGATACATCAGCAACGATGTCGCCTAGATTTTCCGAATCAGTGCCGCCGCAAATACGCACTACACCATCTTCTGCCAGCGCGAAACAACCGCCTAGCCAAATGAGGGGCCGACCCAGATACGGGGAGACTTGAGGTTCGAGCGCCAGACCGCTGCCCACCGGAGCAAATGCGTTATCGATGTCGTAGACGTAGGCAATGTTGCTACTATCATCCGCGAAAAAGAGATTCCCGCCATGCACGGTGAACTGATAAAGGTTGCTTCCGGTAATTTCCGCCGGCATATCTGACGGCGCCCATGCAAATACGAGATTTAGATCAACATCAAACTTTTGCAAGATGCAGTCTGGGCCTGAAGGCCCGAGAACATATACAAATCCATCATCACTTCCGGTGACTTGATACCGTCCTGGATCGGTCGTGAATATGTAATAAGCATCGGCGGACGATAATGGAGATGGACGACCATCAATGGTCGGACATGGATAACGAGCAACGTGCGTGCCTATCGCCGCGCTAATAGATCCAATTACATATAGATTGTTTTCGAACAGGAATGGAGGCGATCCTGCAACTACGGCGTCATGGCTGCGCGGGCTTCCGGCGACATTGTTTACCGGATACGACCCCATGTCCTTCCCGATAAACCATGCGGAGGCGAGAGTATTGTTCGCGCCTTGGCCGGAGAGGTTGCCGAAAGCAAGCTGCGCGTTGGCAGCGGGAGTCATTGACTGGGTGGAATTACCGAACCCATTATCCGGTATTTGTTCTACCGTATATTCAGGCGTAGCGGATAGCTGCGTCCCGCTGCTGCTGAATGTGTACTCTGTGTAACCATTAGATCCACCAAGATAAGTATAGAATCCGTAAGTAATGATGCCGCCAGACAGCGACGCCGCACTTACTGCATACCCGGTAAATGCCCCAGACGCATTGTCTATCGGAGGATGCCAGCTACTAACTCGCGACAGGGTATCCGTGCCGTCTTTCGTGTAGACCTCGAACTCTAGCTGCGGTATCGCTTGACCGAATTCAGTTAAATCGTAGTCAGAGAAAACTACATAAGCACGATTCCGGTAAGCGGGAACTTGTCCAACACCATGCACCGCCTCGAATGTCGAGTCTGGGAGCTGGGTCGCAGTCCCTAGGTAAACGGTACAGGGTATATCTTCGCCGCTGTCAATGCTCCAGATCAACCGCCCGTTAGCCCAGATCCGCAGAATACCTAGGATAGCTTCGGTGCGCGTCGGTAGACGCATCGCCAAGCCGATCATAAATGATGCGGAGTAGGTGTAATTCGTAACCTCTGGTCCGCCCTTGCCCCCGCTTTTCTGCTTGTGTTCGATGAGGTCGGTCTGATCGATCACATTCCCGGACATGCGTCCGGTCCCCCAAACATACGGCCACATCCTGCCGTACTCGGAGACCTGCAATTTCAAGTCAGTACGTCTCGGCCCTTCAATTTTCTGCGGGTCAATAAGATTGCCAATTAAACTGCCGGCAAGAAATCCAACCTGCGCGCCAACTGGACCACCAAAAATCCCGCCGACAATCCCGCCGACCGTACCAAGGACGAGACTGGTCACGCTACACCCCGCATCCGATAGGCACGCATGATGTGCGCGTTGGCGATATTCCCACCCTGCTCGACAACCCGGCCAACTTGTGCATACGCATGGATGACGTACAAAGGATCAACCCGAGTAACCAAAGCAAAATGCTGAGGCTCTGTTTCGTAACGGAAATACAGAACGTCAGCAATTTTAATTTCCGCTAGTGGTACGCGATCCATGAATCGTTCACAAGCCGCAACCAAGTGCGCAGCGTTAGGCGTCCGCGCGTAGTTATGCATGGCCCGATCAGACCACCACTCCGCAGCACCAGGAACGCCGCAAACTATCGCCGACATCCCAATGATGCCGATGCAATCGACGCCAACACCCATGAGCCTTCCTTGATGCCTCCACGGCGTACCCATCCACGTCATCGCTTCAGCAACCACGGCACTGGCCGGAATCACGTATGCCGCCCGATCTGCACTAGAGCATCAGGCCCGCGCAGCCAAGGCTCTCCCCCGAAATTTTGCACATTGGAAAATGTAACGCGACAAGTATCAAAGAGACGATCACATCCACGCGTCATGGTGTAGTCGTATCCCGTGGCGTCATAGGCCATCGGATGTTTAGTCGTCCATGTTCCGACGACGTATGACTTGATCTCGTAGATTAATCCTGTCAGCAGTGTCTCGCCTGCCGGACCTGTCCCGAACTCAATCGACCCCTCGTTAAAAAAGCGATTGGCCTCTGTGCGGCCAAGATCATTGAGGGTAAAAAAGTCGGGCGCTGTATCAATGGTCCCGGTAACAATGTCACCTGCGACAAACGTATATCCACAGTCTGCGTCTCCCAAATTGTATCGACAGGCCGCTTGAGTTAGCTTGCCGATGATCGTACCGTAGGATTCCATCAACCCCAGTAATTCCGCGATGAACGTCTGCCGGTTGACGGTAACATCGCCCAAGCGTCCCGCGCGGTCTTTCTTATCCCCCATGCCAAGATCGACATAGTTGACCTGAAAGATACGGAAGTACGCATAGTCCCATCGGCCTGCGCGCAGATCATCTTCCGTGATCGTCGTCGCATCTAGCAAACCGTCAACGGTCAGGTTGTCAGTGTCTAGATTGTTCGTCGATGCTATGTCAGTCGGGTTAAAACTGGCCGCAGGCAGGTAATCAACGCCGCCGATAGACAATAGCTTGTCATATGTTGTGAATCCAAATGATGCATTGTCGGTGCGCGTGATTAACATGCACGTCGCCAGCTTCGTCAAAGATTTTTGCAAGGCCGACGATAACTGTACGGAATACGATTTCATACGACCTCGTCCTTAACCTCAACGATGGGGATAGATTCCCAACTGACAATCAGGCCAAGCGGCAGATTCCGATCCACGGATTCGCGTCGCATCCGGTCTGTGTCGAAACGACAATGACAGTCGAACTCTCCGTACCAGCCGGTCGCGCTGCCGTGGTGAACGCCGTTGTCATAGTCAATACTGCCGCTGCCACCAGTCAGCGTGATCGTCCCCGATACGGGCTTGCTGATGATGCGGTCATACGTATAAGCACCGAAGGTGTATCGCTTCACCATCTGCATGCCGGATGGACTGCCGATGTTAGTCGAGATAAAAACTCCTTCAGTGGCATCAGCCTCAAAATCGGTCCAATCTTTGAATCTCCAAGTATTTGCGCGGCCTGCCGCATTGCGGAAAAATGCCTGAAGCGGCTTGTACTCCTCTGGTAATTTAGCGGCCTGACTAGCCTCCCATTCTCCGCGCTCATACGTCCACTCTTGATTACGCGACTCTGCACCGCTGGCCATGATCGCAATATTCGTACTAAAACCTGGGCCGCCTACGCAATTCATTGCAATACGGACTGGAAATCGGATATCTAAGAATGACATCATCGGTCCCTGATTGCTTTCATGGTCGCTTCGCGCAACGCCGCAGCCGCTTGCCGCGTGGACTGCGTTGATGCCCCAGGCATTACGTTGATGTGCTGCACGATGTTCGTGCTTCCTCTGCCGAGCTTGTGATTCGGGATGACCCGCGCGCCGCGAGGAAGGTCAACCAACTCCGGGCCGCGCTCGCCGACTAGGGCCATTCCGCCCGGCGCGAAGTTGGTGCCAGCGGCGAAGCGCTCGCCGAAGCCGCCACCCGAGAACCCGACGCCAGGCACGCCACCACCGCCGCCACCTCCGAAGAACCTTCCGATCAAGCTGCTAATCAGTTTTCCAAAGTCGGGCCCGCCTGTATTGCTCTTGCCGCCGAACAATGCCTCGGCAAGATTCTGTGACGCAATTCGGCTGATCGACTGAACCAAAGACCTCTCAAAGTCCTTGAATGCATCCTTCGCCGATTTGGTGCCATCAATGAATGAACTGAAGGCATCAGCGAACGTATTGGTAAACAGGTCTTTGAACTGCTGCAGGTTAGAGGCATCTGCGGCGAGTTGCTCGGCAAATGACTTGCTGTTAAGAAGTTCAGCCCGCTCCTTAAGCAGCGTGATCTGCGACTGCAGGGCCTTCGCTTCCCCAGCCCGCAAGGGATTGAGCTGGGCCAGGGCGAGGGCCTCTTCCTTGATAGCGATGGCAGATGAAATGCGCGCTGCCTCAATCGCCTTACGCGCAGCCTCGCCGCCGACAATGATCGCGATCTCGTCACGCAGGTCGCGGTTTGCCTGCTGAATCTGTTCAGCCTCACGGAACGCGGCTTCGGTATGGCGCTCCTGTACCTGCGCGGCGCGCTCCATGGCTTTGACTTCTTCGTCAAACGCCTTGCCGCTGGCCTTGACCCATTCTTCCAGTTCCTTGTAGGCGTCAACCTGCCCAGCGACAGCCAGAATCTGCCCCTTGAGCCGGCCGCTCTGGATTTCCTTGAGCGCAGTTTCCACCGCCGTCAATTCGAGCGTCCGGTCCAACTGCTTCTGCAGGCTGTCGAGGAAGCGCTGCGCCTCGCTGATACGATCAGAACCGCCGGCAGCCTTGTCCGGCCTGTTGACGCCGGAGAATCGTAGCGGTTTGCCGGCCGGCTTGAACCCGCGATCCTCAATAGCGGCACGCGAAGCGGTAGCGCGATCTCGGGCGAATTGCTGTTCTAGTTTCGCGCTGAACTGTTGCTTCGATACCAGTTTGTCAAGATCACTCTGAAACAATCGGATGATCTCGCGCGCGCCAGCGAAGTTTCCAGAGATCGCTTCTGATCGGGCTGCCAACCCCGCGCCGATGGCCAGCCCAATGCCTTGGAAAATCCTGATAACCGCATCGCCAGCGTCCACCAGTTTCGCCAGCGCAAGCGCACTGTTCTCCGCGAAGTCCCGGATCTGTTTGGACGGCAAGCCGCCAGCCGCGCCACTGACGCCTAGCAATTCCTTGATGAACTCCTTGGTGACGTTGGTAACGGCCGTGATCGCGGGCAGCGCCTCCGTAGCAGCCGCTTGGGCGTATAGCCGCAACTGCGTCCGCGCGCGCGCTTGGGCGTCACTGTAGGCGTCTGCGCGCTCGATCTGCTGCTGCGTGAGGATGACTTGCCGGCCGCCCTCCGCACCCA